GAGCCATCGCTTTGCCCTCATCGTCAAGCTCAGGTGACTTGTCTATCCACAAAATGCTTGTCTCGTCTATCGGGCAAGCCGTATTGTCTGTAATAATCGTCTTGTCGTAGCTGAGAGATATTCCGAAAACTTCTGTGTCTGATGTGCCTCGTGCAGCTGAGATATTTGCCGACATAGCAACGGGAGAGGAATAGGTTATTGTATAATCTCCTGTTTTGTTGACGTACTCGTCGGTAATTTCTTCACGCTTGACAAAGGTTGCATAGTAAAAAGTGCTTTTATTTCTGTTCAGCGTCCGCATTTATATCATCCTCAAATAAGGCGGCACATGTTTGTGAATGTAGTCAATCATGTTGCTGACCTCAAAGCTCCGGGATATGCCGTTTTCGCTGTGTGTGAGCTGCCCCTCTGCGCCGCTTATTCCGTAGCCAACTACGCAAGCCTGTATCGCTACCATGTCATACTGAGCCAAATAGCGGTTGTTATAGGTTATTGTTATGGTATCTCCTGCGGTTAAATTGGCTCCGTCAAAGGTTATGCCGTAGTCTTCAAGGTCAACGTCTGCGCCGTTGTACTGCCAGCCATCGTCTGCATCGTATGTAAAAACGTAATCGCCGTTGGTAATTCCGCTTATTGCATGTATAAATACTATTGCATTCACTTGTGCCCAACCGTTTTTACCTGAATATTTTGCTTTTACAAACTTCGAGGAATTAGCGTCGCCGTACCGCCAGTTAATTATCTCTGCTTCTGCTAAAGTTAAATACGCGGTAAGCTCAGTGTCGTAAGTGGTCGTGCTCGATAAATGTAAAAATGTTTTTAGCATACTCAGCTTTTCGGCTACTGTCATACCGCGTACCTCCTTTTAACTTAGGTAATAGTGACCGTTAAATCTTCGCTGTCTTCACCGTAACCGCGCTTATCGCAATAGACAACTACTGTTGCTGTGTCGCCGGCATCGCCAACTGCGTTTATCTTGAATTTAAGCTTTGCAGTCTTTTCAACGGTTACGTGTGTTGCGTCGGAAGTTGTTACCTCTCTGATTTCAGCACCGGCGCAAGTAACTGTAATTTCTTTGGTTTCACCAACCTCAAGATTTTGGTCGTCAATAGCGGTAATTGATACTCCCGAATTACAAACATTTACCCAAAATGACATTACTTCGCTATCATCAGCTTTGCCGTAGCTATCCACAGCGGAAACACAAATTTTGCACTTTCCGAGCGTGGCATCATCCGGAGTAAGCACAAGGTCGTTCTCATGCCCCATAGTGCCTGTAACAGCCGCTGTGCATATATCTGTGTCGCTGGATGTAACGGTATAGGTTACACCGTCGACATTTGGCTCAAGAATAATCGTCTTGGCATTTGCGCTGCCTTTGGTAAGATTCTGGTTTCTTACCTGTTTAATCTCAATCTTGCGCCTTGCAACAGTAACGGGAATTGTTATGTTCGATACGGCAAAATCCTCGTCGGTAGGAGTAAACTTCGCCGTTACATTACAAGTACCCACAGCAACGGGTGTAATGGTAATTGTTCCGCCCGACACACTCACGGTTGCAATATTCGTGTTGCTCGATTTAACATCGGAAAACGTACCGACAGACGGATTAGATGCTGTAAGGGTAACAACCTTTGCAGCATCCAAATAAACCGTTACGGGGTCTGCTCCGGAAATTGTTGCGGGCGGTTCATACTCGCTTTCAGGCTCGATTGAGAATATCGCTAATACTTCCTCAAGTGAACACAGACGATACCCAGCGGGCAGTGTTGCAATGCCGTCACCTTCATCGGTAACAGTTACACCGCCATCGGCATCCATCGCAATACTCACAAGGGGATAGCGACTATTCGCCTCGTCGAATGTTGCGCTATAAACCCTATCTTGATAAACAATATACATATTTAACACCTCCCGGCCTTAGCCGTTGGAGATAATTCGAACTATGGCTATATTTTTTGGATTTCCAGCAATAGACCAGTTTGAGTTACCGCTTGCATTTGCTCCGAGCTGGTCGTTTGTAGGTGACTTTGTATATCCGCTATTGGGAATTACAAAGTTAAAACCGTTCGGATGAATCGTTTCACGAAGTCTGGTGACAAGGAAGTTATAGCCGCCATCGGTAAGTTCGTTGCGTCCAATTTCAACAGGAGTATCAACTGGTGCGGGAGCATACTGCAACGCACCAATACCGAACAGATAGTTCGTATATTCTTTCGCGCCAGTAGCGGTCTGACTGTTCGCAACAGGCACGCCATCATCCACAATGACCGTGAGGCCGTTAAAATCGGCAATACGAAGCGGGCGCTGGACGCCGTTTGCGTCAGTGTATTTTCTGAACTCAAGCAATTCAAGGCCAGCCAGGTTAGTCGCAACCTTGCTGTGCATCACAGCAAGACTGAATTCATTGAACGCATCACCAACGGCTTTCTGAATAGCATCGCCTGCCGTGGTCGCTCCGAGCTTATTGCTGTCCGCAACGGATGCGCCAGCAGTAGCAATCGAGAAGGTGTGGTTCTGCCATTCATCCCATGCATCACTACCATCATCAGCAATGTTATAAATTCCGTTGAGGATTGCAAGCATTATGGTCTGACGCTGTTTAGCCCAATACTTGGCTACCTGGGAGGTAATCTGCTTCATGGGGTCAGCTCCGCTGTTAAAGTCACGTATAAAGTCCATGTCTTTCCAAGCGTGAGCACGTCCATAGACGACACCGCTCTGTGAGGCTGCTGTGGGGTCAGTTATGGTAATGTCTGCTTCGCCATTATAATTGTCTGGCGTACCGCCTATGGTCTTGTAAAATGGAATTGTGTAGTAGTCTGAGCCGTTGGATATAAGGTCTTTTATTGTTCCGTTGGCCTGTACAGCGCCGCTATCAAAAAGGGCCGTAAGAGTAGGGTCTTTTTCGTTCTGCCACTGATACAGGAATAATTCCGGGTCATAAGGAAAATTAAGATAAGATGCCATAAAGCATTACTCCTTTATAATGATTTCTTTCCAGTTGGGATTCTCTTTGATAAATTCCAGTTGTTTGTCGCTTGTCATAGCGTCAAACATTTTTTTGTTTACTATTGAACCGCCTTGCCCTGCAGGTGGTACATGGTCACCAGCCATTGCAGCGGCTGCGGCTATTTTCTTTACGTTTTCAATATGGACATTCATGTACTCAAACAGCTTCGCGCTGTCACCTGTCGCTAAAGCCTCGGCTGCTTTCTCAGCAAGGTCATCGTCGTAGCCCTGCTTCAAGAAATTAGCCTTGTTTTTGGCTATTGCCGATTCTTTGCGTAAGGCTTCAAGCTCGTCTCTAAGAGCCTTTTCGTTTGCGGCCTGTTCTGCAGCCTTAGCCTCTTCCTCAGTCATTTTAGCTTTAAGTTGCTTCTTAAGGTCTGCAAGCTCAGAGGCGGTCTTATCAAAGACGTCCTTTCTGATGTAGCCGCTGTAATCCGGCTCGTAATTTTTGAGCAATGCAATCTGTTCCTCTGCTGTCATTCCGTCCTTATATCCCGGAATTTTAGTGATATCGAGTGCCATAAATACCCTCCTGTGTTTTTTGGCGTGTTCTCTCACGACTATTTTGTGTTTGTAGGCTTCTCTGCCATTTGCGCCTTGTTGAGCTTCTCCCCTCATAATCAAAAAGAGCCATAAACATTGCGTTTATAGCTCTAATTAGCTGTTCCACCTAACCGTTTATAGGTGCCTTGATTTTCAGTTTTCGCGTCAGCTCTATGACAACTATGTTGTCCTTCTCTCGTTTGACCTCAACGGCATTGCCTCGCCGTAGTGCTTCATTTATTTCAGATATTGCCTCTTTGTTAAGCAATGGCAACACCACCCGTATCTGTATTTATGCCCTGCTGCTCAGGTGTCAGGCTTCTATAATAAGCTTCAGATTGCTTATAAGCATCTTCGGGGTCTGAGAATAACCCGCAATGCTCAAAAGCAAGCCTCGGGTGTATCTTCGACTGTTGTAACATAATAGTAAGTATCTGAGCCTTTGACAAAGCGTTTTCGTAATTCCTGCGGGTAAACTTCGTTTCTATATCTGCAAGCGTCAGGGGAGTACCCGTAGTGCTTCTAAGTATCATAAGCACTTGCTTCAAGAACTCCGTTTCGGACGCTTTGAAAGCCATTTCGTCAAGTTTAGCTCTGGCCTCTGCGGATTCCCAGCCATCACGCATAATAACCGCACTGCCTGTATCGCTTGTGCTTGTACCACCATTGCGATTAGGCATGCCGATTATGTTAAGCATGGTCTGGTACATGTAGTCAATAAGGGTCTGCGTCTGCTCCTGGTCGAGTTCGGCGGCAAGCTCTTTCATGTCAGCTTTTTCGCCGCCGTTTGTTGTTTTTAACTTAACTAAACCAAATTCCCGGATATGTTTTGCTATGTCGTCGTCAATGTCGCAGTT